GAGAGTAAAGTATTTTATAGTCATTTTATTTCTTTCTGTTAAGGGATTATCCTATTTCAGATAACCCCTTAAGTCAAGTGTTAGTTTATTTGCGCCTTTTCATATTCTCGTCTAGCGAGTATTTTATCCTCTCTACTAACAGCTTTGTTTTTCATGGATTTTAACATTTCTGCCGCATTTTTAGGATTGTAAATAGTCATACCAGAACTATTACATCTAATAATTTCTGCGTCAGTTATTGCTAGTCCACTCTCATTAGCAAACTCAATAGCCTCATCAAGATATTTATATCCTTTGACAACATCTTTAACAAATTTCATCTGTTCTAAAACAGATTTAATCCATTTAAAATGCGCCATGATGAATTGACCTTTTGCCACTTTCCATGCAACAAGAATTTTAAACTCTTGTTCAGTACAAGCAATAGACCTATCACGACAATATTCACGACCAATTAAATCTAATTTATATTTGTCGTTCCACTCTTTGCCATAACCTTTGTCATCATCTCCCAAATATTTGTCGTTTGCGTCTTTATATTTAGTTAGATGTGGGTTTTGATCTTTGCCATCTTGTTCAATGAGAATATCTGGATTGCAACCCTCTTGCGCTTTTATTTCATCACGCAATAAAGCATATCCATACTCACTATCGGAAGTATGACTTGAGTTATTCTCAACATCTGTGCTACCCGTTAAACGAAAGTCAAAATGTTTTTCAATTTGTTTTTCTTCCATTTTAGGATTGTTGTCATAGTCTCTTGTCTCCACTTGTCCCATGTAATGAAAATGGAAACAACTATCTGGTTGGATAGTGTCCACATTGTCAAAATTATTCTGTAATTCATACGCATTTTTTACAAAATAATCAGTATGTTTTCTTCTGACAATTTGTTCAGCTAACTTCCACGCATTATCGTTGATCTCAAGTTGATCAGCTTTTTGATCATCATAGGATTTTCTCTCTTGAGTATCTTCTGCCTCAAGATGAACTCTCATACGAGAATTGACCTTGTTGCGATACTCTTGATTTAGTCTTATTCTACTCATTTTTATCCTTTCATAAAAAATTAATTTATATCTTGACATATCTATTGTCAAGCATTAAATAGGATTAATCAGCCTGTAGATGATTGCAAGATACCCTACTCGCTGATTGGGACAACTTCTGGTTGTGCTGATGAAACGGCAACGTATTCAATGTAGCAATCAGAACTGATCCCTGATCCTTGATGTCCATGACATTAAACTGCTAGCGGATAGGCTCAAGGATCTGGGATCAGAAGTTGTTAGCTGTGGGAAATTAACCACTATAGCTCTGGATGAGGTCCTGTTAACAGCAATCAGTTTGAATGCACGGCCTACTGGCTCCGGCGTAGCGCAACTTCTGGTTGAAGGCCAAAATTTTAATAAGCTGAAAGCTTCAAGCTCCAAGCTGCAAGCTTGACAACGGATAAAGGATAATATAGGATGTAATTTAGATCTCGTTTTATGGTTTTCCGATCTATAACTTTGTCAAACCATACACCGGTCCCTGGATCATGGTCCAGGGACCAGCGCTAACAGAAAGGATATATGAAACATAAATTTACAATTACGTACGAGACTGATGGGTTGCCCATCTGCCCGGACGCCATCCATAAGGAGCTGGACCTGGCCATGGTTAATATTAAGAAAAAATTTGCAACGCAATACTTCAAGCTTCCCGGGCTGCATAAGCTCACGCTGGAGCCCTGCGGGGACTGGTTCCCGGAAAAACAAAAGCCGCTGCGCTTCGAGCTGCAAGCTCCAAGCGGCAAGCTTCAAGCGCCACGAAAAAGACATAATTAAATGATATAGAGAAGTTAGAAAGTTATAATGTTAATAAAAGAAGCCATAGAAATAACCGGAGGCCTAAGCAAGCCAAACAAGATGCCCGGGCCTTCAATCAACCTGCCGGCTAGCCAATGCATTACAGGCGCCAAGCTGGTGAATGTGAAGGGCTCAACCTGTTCAGGGTGCTATGCACTTAAGGGCAGATATAGATTTCCAAATGTAAAGGACGCGATGCAGCGCAGGCTGGACAGGCTCCACGATCCACGGTGGATCGATGCAATGGTCACGTTAATTGACAAGCAGCCCGTCTTCAGGTGGCATGACTCCGGGGATCTACAGTCTGTACAACATTTAAAAAACATATTCCAGGTCTGCAAGCTCACACCGGACACCCGGCACTGGCTGCCGACCCGTGAAGCGCGGTTCCTGTCCCTGATGGACCCGGACGTAGTTCCGAAGAATTTAAAAATAGTATTATCCGATCATATGAATGACCAGGTATCACCGCCCACGTGGTGGCCCTTCACTTCAGGCGTAAGCACGAAGCACGCGGACGTCACCTGTCCGGCGTCGTCTCAGGGCAACAAATGCCGGAGCTGCAGGAAGTGCTGGGATCGTAACACGAAGCGTGTTATATACGGAAAACATTAATGACTCATGAATTTAAATCACCAAAATATTATAAAGAATTACGTACGCGTAAGGGATCCAGGAAAAATCTAGCTGCAGCTACGACGCCGACCAGCGTCCTGGATCCCAGCTTTAAGCACCAAGCTGCAAGCCTCAAGCTCCAAGCTCCTGAAGCATCAAGCTGCAAGCCCCAAGCCCCGAACGACAAGCTTCAAGCTTCAAGCCGGAAGCTGCAAGCTCCAAGATCCGTGAACCACGGAACATTTGAATAAGTTTCGAGGACCTCGGACCAAGGGCCTCGGCTATGATGAATGTGTTGTGCGGATGTGTCTTATGGAAGGCAATTTGGTGTGGTGAAAATTTAAGTTTATTCCCTCGAGTAACTTTCAACTCTACTGTGAAAAAGGTGCCAGAAGTATTATAGCCCAATAGATCAGGAGTACCGAGAGAGCTAATGTTTTCAAGCCTTGTCCAAACAATTCCTTTAGAATTTTTACGCAGTTTTTGATATAATTTTGCCTCTGGACCCATGTCTTTATCGAGGTAACGACCTCGTGCATTAGTAATCTTTTTGGAGCTTCTCTGGAAGTATTATTGAAGATGGTTTTTGAGTTTTTAAAACTAAACGATGAGCTGTATGACCTTTGAATCCAACGATAGGTGCAGCATTCTCATGCACTTCCATTCTTCTCACGTCATATAATGTACCATTGACTTCACAAAGGATTATAGCATTCTTTACTGCATCTGATCCTTCCGTGAAGGAAGTAAGAAACTGTTGCATGTCTTGTACTCGCATTATGATTTTCGATTATTTAGATCTTGAATTTGTTTTGAGAGTCTTTTATTATCTTCTTCAACTTCTGTCAATCTTGTTTGTAGTTTTCCATTATATTTTTGATGATTATCATTCATACCTTGAGCACTTCCTAACGTGCCTTCCAACTCATTGATTTTAGCTTTCAAAATTAAATTAACTTTCCCTACCTCAACCATCTTAGTTGAAAGCTCTACTATAATTTGTTTATTACCATCTAGTTGATTCTTATCTCTTATCCATTGAGCTTCTTTTTGTTTCCATTCCCAAGTCTCTTTTTGATGTTGTTCAATCAACAATATTAAATCTTCTGCTTCTTTCATATTGACTTTATAGGATAGTTACCTTAAATTGTCAACATGGGAGTTCATAAAAGATTAACAGAGATGCAAAAGAGATTTGCCGAATTTATAGTATTTGGTGGACCTGAAGGTCCACTCTCACAGATGGAAGCAGCAAAGCTTGCTGGTTATAGTCATAACAGATCAAGACAAGAAGGCTCAGAGCTTATGAATCCCAGACTGTCACCACTTGTGGCAAAGTTTATAGGTGAACTCAAGGAAGAAAGACTCAAGAAGTTTGAGGTTAATTATGAAACCCACATTGCAGAACTAGATAGAATTAAACAGATGGCTTTGAAGAAAGGGAGTTTTTCCTCAGCTGTAAACGCTGAAACCAATCGTGGCAAAGCAGCAGGACTATACATAGACAGAAAAATAATAAAACATGGGAAATTAGAAGAGCTAACAGAGGAACAACTAGAAACCAAAATGAAACAAATTCTAACCGACTACGCAGGCCTATTGAATGTGAATACTGTTGAAGGAGAGGCAATTGAGACACCTAAATCTTTACCATCTTCTTCACACAAGAAAGAGGAATCATCGTCCGATCCCCAAAAGTAATGTTGCCGTCCTCTTCCCTATCATAGGAAGCAAATAACTTAATACAATATTTATCCTTAGAGTATAACCAACCTTCATTAACCGGATGAGATAGTCTCATTTTATTGAATTCTCTGTCATCAGCCCAACCAGAATCACTTACGATGTCTATCCAATTCACCCTGTACTTTATAAAAGGTATTGGCGTTGGCTCGCTTGGGCTCAAATTTAATTTTCGTTTTGCATTTCTTCTTGGCATAGTGATATCTTGGGTTGTGTTTCTCATGGAATTTATCCCAAAAGCTCTCTTCTGTCATCTGATAACTTCCCTATATAAGGTCTCTGTACAAAAAAAGATTTTTTATTTTAATTATATTTTCAAAGTGATGGAACATGGAACTTTTTAGCTTTTTTTCTCTATAAGTAGCTTATATAGGGGATTATTTAAGTTCCATGAAAGTTCCATGAGTTCCATGGGGTTAAATAAGCCTTGATTTAATTGATAAAAAAAAGCGCGTTTTTGGGCAAAAAGTTCCATAGACTATCACCCTTAATTTTCTATGCCTTCTTTTGGCCTCATTGTGAACATATTTTCGTCAATATTCACCTTTGCCTGCTCTTTCTCATCAAAGATGAGCTCATGGTACATGTCTAAACGCTTCATCCATTTATGTTTCCAACGTCTTAAATCAGCGTCTTGTATCTTGAATTCTTGGTAATATAGGTCAGGAGTACATACCATTATAACTCCCTGTCTTATTTGAGACTTATATACATAGTCGTGGGCCATGGCGTATGCAGCAATTTGTAAGAAATAGTCATCAATCCATTCTAACTTCTTAGGTCTGTTGGCTTGTTTAAAATCTACAATAGTTTCCATATTATTATGGAGACATACCAGGTCAGTAGCCCCAGCATATAACCCAGGATAATGCATTGTAACTTCTGAGCCATAGTACTCTTCAATAGGTGTAAGACCCACCTCAATAATTTTATTAGCCATGGGACGCGCCTCTTGTCCGATAGTGCTGAGATCATCATATCCCACCCCGGTGATGTGGTTCTCCAAGAACTTATGCATGGAAGTACCCCGCTTACTACTATAGTTTTTAATTGATTCTGCTTTTTCATGTCCTACTTTATTTTTCCAAGCTGTCAAATACTCCTGATTCTTTGTCTTTGCAAGAACTGTTGTGACTGAGGGCAATCTTATCCCGCCAAAATCATAGGTCCGTGAGCCGTGGTGCTCGTACCTTTGTCCGCTGATGTATCTGTATTTATTACTTTTTTTTAGGGTCATACATTGTGTATTTTAATGTTAATTCTTCTCCTTCTTCAATATCTTCTACGACCACTAAATTCCATTTATCAAATCCCGGTCTAATTCTAATCTGGTTACGTATGCAATTGGGTTCATCAGCATGATTAATAAATCCTCCTAAAGGAGTTCTAATGAGGATCTCGTCTATGCGGTAATGAGAGATTCCGAGTTCAGTTCCGGTAACTAATCGTCGTGTGGTGAAGACTCCCTGGCCCGAGATCCCTGAGTCGGCAACCATGAGCCCTGCAGGAAGAGGGTTGTACTGTTCTATCTTATCCAGATCAGAATATACTCTACTCATAAGACTACCACCAGCATATAGATACTGAGTATCGTAATAAATAGTAACGTCCCAGATATAATTAAAAATAAATTATTATTATTCATAGTTTAACGCCACCGCGGGCTCC